TATTATTTATAATATACCATATTTGCTAATTTAACACACCAGTTATTTCCACGTAATTTTATTAATTCACCCTCTTCTGGAGACCAAAAATTTAAAAATAATTGCGCAAAATCAAAATTCGTATCTAAGTAAGTTTTATAAACTTCATTCAAATAATTTTCATTAATTTCACTGTAATTTTTTGTATATAAAATAGGAACATTACCATATTTACTTCTTATTGTTGGATTATCTTCAACAATTGGAATTGCACCAGCCATCAATGCTTCATAATGTCTATGACAATCTATACCATTTCCTTCTGGACTTATTATAAACTTATAAGTTGGTAATTTCATAAAATATTCTAAACAAGCATTATTCTCATTATTAATACCATTTTTCTCTAATATTTTAATTATATTTTTTCTATTTATTATATTATTTCCACGACGTCTGTTATCAGTTGAGTCACTGATTGAACATAATACTAAATTATCGTGATTTCCTATTTGGTAATCATTAAGTAATGGATTTTCTTTTAAAGAGTTAACAAATTGATATGACATTCCTATTGAAGAAGCTGTAATTCCATCTTTTTGGTCTAAAGTAGAATTTTGTACAATTAGATTATCTGGTTGTTTTAAAATATTTTGCCATTGTCGTAATGTCATTACACACTGCATTTTTATATTTTTTTATATAATTATTTAAGTTTATTAACTAATTATATTTACTATTTAAGTTGAATAGTTAGTAGCCATCAATTGAAGACCTGCGCCAGATCCCATACCCATACCACTGACTTCCGTTGGACTTAATGAGCTTCCATATGGTGCACCTCCTCTCTTGCGACTGTGTCTTCCTCTCTTGTGTCCCTTGTGGAACAAAGTGAATTTACCCTTCTTGGCAATGTAACCCATCTTTCTTAAATGCTTAATACTCTTCTTTCCCATATTATGCTTGCGTCTTGAGACAATACGTCCGTGTTTGTTCTTCATTAAATTGCTCTTAGTAAGACCACCAGTAGTCTTCTTAGCAGTTCCATGCCAAACTTGAGCTTTGCTTCCAAATGTTTGTTCAGTCATTATAAATTTTACTGAGAAAATAATTATTTTTCTTAAATAATTCAAAACGCAATTAATTGAAACGATTTTTTGGTGGCATTCCTCCTCCGCCAGGCATACCTTCAACTCTACCTAAATAATTAACATTTAATGGCTGTCCTAAATAGAAATTTCCGAATTGTATTTTTCCTCCTATTCTTCCTATTATTTGTATCTTTTGTGAGTTACCATCCAGTTTTAATATTTGTGATAATCTCATTTTATACGATAAATTTGAATAATTTGTATTTGATGCTTGATTTAATTTATAATTAATTGGTCTTGGCTCAATAAATTGTGCAACATTATAATTATTATTTAATAAAAATGATGTATAGGACATATAATATTATATATTTTTATAAATTTTTTTTAAAAAAAATTGAATAAAAAAAGTAAGTTAAAAATAAAAGTAAATATTACTATACAATGAGCGCTTCAAACGAACAATTATTCTTTGATGTCCAACAGAAGACTGATAAGCAACATATCTTGGATAATCCAGATACGTATATCGGTTCTGTTGAAAGTATCGACGCAGATACTTGGATTATGAGCGAAGAAGGTGATAAAATTGTTGAAAAAAATATTACTTATATTCCTGGTTTGTTTAAGTTGTTTGATGAAGGTATTGTTAATTGTCGTGACCATGTTGTTCGTATGAAAACTAAAGTAGATTCTAATGTTGAGAATGCATTACCTGTATCTCATATCGATATTAGCATTGAACCTGATGGAACAATTACGATGGTTAATGATGGAAATGGTATTGACGTAGCTCAAAAGGATGGCGTTTGGATTCCTGAGCTCGTATTTGGTCATCTAAGAACTTCAACTAATTATAATAAGGAAGAAAAGAAAATTGTTGGAGGTAAAAATGGTTTTGGGTTTAAGCTTGTTTTAATTTGGTCTAGTTATGGTCGCGTCGAAACCGTTGATCATATTAGAGGTTACAAATATATCCAAGAATATAAAGATAATTTGGACGAAATTTGCAAGCCTTCAATTACCAAGTGCAAAAATAAGCCTTATACAAAGATTACATTTAAACCAGATTATGCTCGCCTAGGCATTGACGGACTAACACCTGATATGATTGCTCTTCTTAAAAAGAGAGTTTATGATATCAGTGCAGTTACTGATAAAACTATTAAAGTTAAATATAATACTGAGCTTGTCCCAGTTAAATGTTTTGAACAATATATTAGCATGTATATTGGTGAGAAGTCTGTCGCACCAAGAGTTTATGAAGATAACGGAGAACGATGGGAATATGCTGTCGCATTAACTCCGACTTCTGAATTTGTGCAGGTATCATTCGTAAATGGTATTCATACAGCAAAGGGCGGAAAGCATGTTGAATACATTTTGAATCAAATTGTTAGAAAATTAGTTGATTATATCGAGAAGAAGAAGAAGACTAAGGTAAATCCTAACTCAATCAAAGAGCAACTCATCTTGTTCTTAAGATGTGATATTGAAAATCCTGCCTTTGATAGTCAGACCAAGGATTATATGAATACTCCGTCATCTAAATTCGGTTCCAAATGTGAAGTCAGTGAGAAGTTTATTGAAAAGGTAGCAAAAATGGGTGTCATGGATGCTGCCTTGCAATTGACTGAAGTAAAGGAAAATAAAGCCGCTAAAAAAACAGATGGCACTAAGTCTAAGTCCGTTAGAGGTATTCCTAAGCTTACTGATGCTAATTGGGCTGGAACTGAAAAGTCTAAGGATTGTATGCTTATTCTTTGCGAAGGAGATTCAGCTAAGGCAGGTATTCTTTCAGGATTATCATCAGAAGACCGTAATATTGTCGGAGTTTATCCTTTAAAAGGCAAGTTGCTAAATGTTCGAGGCGAGCCTGTAAAGAAGATTGCTGATAATAAAGAAATTGCTGAAATCAAGCAAATTGTTGGTCTTGTAACCGGTAAAAAATATTTGAATATTGAAGATGTAAATAAGAACTTGCGTTACGGTAAGGTTTTATTTATGACTGATCAAGATTTAGATGGTAGTCATATTAAGGGCCTTTGTATTAATTTGTTTGCTTGCGAATGGCCTACATTAGTGCAAATTCCTGGATTTATTGGATTTATGAATACTCCAATCTTGAAGGCGAAAAAAGGTAGCAACGAATTGAACTTCTACAATGACGGAGAATTTGAAGAATGGAAAGAACATAACGATATTAAGGGTTGGAATATTAAATATTATAAAGGTTTAGGAACAAGTACCGGTAAAGAATTTAAGGAGTATTTTGAGAACAAAAAAATGGTTGAATTCCAATTCAGTGGAAAACAATCAGAAGACGCGATTGACATGGTATTTAATAAGAAGCGATCTGATGATAGAAAGGATTGGTTGAAGGTTTATGATAGAGATGCCTATCTAGATACAAGCAAGAAAACAATTCCTTATGAAGAATTTATTAATCGCGAATTGATTCACTTCTCTAAATACGATTGTGATAGAAGTATTCCTAACTTGATGGATGGCCTTAAGATTTCACTTAGAAAGATTTTATTTGCAGCATTTAAAATGAATCTTACTAAAGAAATTAAAGTAGCCCAATTCTCAGGCTATACATCTAAAGAAAGTGGTTATCATCATGGTGAAGCAAGTTTAAACGCAGCTATTGTCGGAATGGCACAAAATTTTGTAGGTTCAAATAATATCAATTTGTTTATGCCAAATGGTCAATTCGGAACTAGATTGCAAGGAGGAAAAGATAGTGCATCTGAAAGATATATCTTTACACAATTAAATAAAATTACCAGAACAATTTTCCAAGCAACAGATGATAATATTCTTGAATATTTAAATGACGATGGGCAATCAGTTGAGCCAATTTATTATGCACCAATTATTCCTATGGTTTTAGTGAATGGTTCTAAAGGTATCGGCACTGGTTTTAGCACTGATATTATGTGCTATAATCCATTACAAATTATTGAATATTTACAGAATAAATTAAGATACATTGAAGATGAAATTGACTTCTTACCATATTACGAAGGCTTTAAAGGTCAAATTACAAAAATTAGTGATGATAAGTTCTTAATTAGAGGAAAATATGAGAAGGTAGCACAAGATAAAATTAGAGTAACTGAATTGCCAGTTGGATATTGGACTGAAGATTTTAAGGAACATATTGAATATTGGTGCAACCCAGGCGAAGACAAAGATAAGAATAAAATTCCTGCAATTATCAAGGATTATGAAGACATGAGTAGAGATACTGATGTTGATTTTACTATTACATTTGTAAAAGGAAAATTAGAAGAACTTGAAAATGCTAAGGGCGACCATGGATGTAATGGTTTGGAAAAATTATTAAAATTATACACTACAAACTCTACTACAAATATGCATCTATTTGACGCAAATGATACACTACAAAAGTATGAAAAAGTGACTGATATTATTGATGCATATTATGATGTAAGACTTAAGATGTATCAAACTAGAAAAGATAACATGATTGAGAGCTTGGAACGCGAATTAATGATGCTTACTAATAAGGCAAAATACATTCAAGAAAATTTAGATGGAACAATTGATTTGCGTAAGAAGAAGAAGGAACAAGTCGTTGAAATGTTGCAGAATAAGGGATATGATGTTATTGACGATGATGAAGATTATAAATATCTTGTAAAGATGCCTATGGACTCTGTAACTGAAGAAAATGTCGAACGACTTAACAAAGAACATGGTAATAAGGCTGTTGAGTTAGAAACTATTAAGTCTACAAGTATTAATAAGATGTGGCTTAATGAATTGGAGAATTTATCACAAGAGTATATTGCTTATAAAGAGGAGCGCACTAGAATAATGAACGGTGAAGATGCGAAGCCAAAGAAGAAGGTAGTTGCAAAGGCATCTGCTAAAAAAGTGGTTAAGAAACAAACCTTGGTTGTTGAAGATGATTAATTTTATAAATATAACAATTAAATTTTAGATATTATTATAAATAATTTTTTTTGCATAAATAAAATATTTACATTATTTATAATAATGAACTACACTAGTTATGATACAGATGCTAATAATAATCAAATTTCAAATACAAATGATATTCAAAATAGCCCACAATCAAGTCAAAATTCTAGCAATAAACAACAAAATATTCCTCAACCTCAACAAAATAATGTAAGACTATTTACAAAAATAATGAATATTTTTAACGAGAAAACAGGTACTATATTATCTACGGCAATCGGAATGACTATAGGTTTTTCATTTAAAGATTTAATATCGTCTATAGTAACTGACTTTTTACAACCAATTGTCGTGATCATAATGTCTTATGCACCTTATTTAAGAAACAGTCCCATATTTACTAAATATGAATCATCGATAAATATTACTTCTTTATTTTCTAGTATTTTTACATTTATACTTATAATTATATCAATATACTATATTGATCAATTTATAAAAAAAATTCAATAAATATAAACCGAACTAATAAAGTTTAATCCTTAATGTTATTGTTTAAAACCTCAGTCACTTTATTTTCGTCATATTTCTCTCTACAATCTATAAAGGAAAACATATTTTGAAGATTATTTCTATCAAACATGCGTTCAAATGTTGATAAGTAACACCATTCTCTATTCTGTTGTGCAAAGGTTAACAATTCTTGCGTTGTTCTTGTTAAATAATTAACTGCATTTCTATCTCCTTTATGCCAACCACTTTGACTTTGTGATTGAATATTCTCTCTAACATGTATTATAACTTTTGTTTGTGGAAATAATTCTTTAAAGTCTTTTACGTATTTGATGTGTCCGGAATCATAACGTATCTCTTTAAATCCCCATAAATTCGTTGTTTCACTATTTTTAAACATATTTATTATCATTATTCTTATCATTTGAACCGTATTATTATAATTGTAAGAATTATACCATGATGGCTTGATATTTTTTTTTATCAGATAATCATAAGTAAATGGAGTTAAATGTCCAGGAACATAATTTATTGTAGTGTCTTTTAATCTTCTATAAAATTCAAGTAATGCATTTATAGCTGCAAAATTCTCTCCACATATATTTGAATTAGGTATCGTATTTATTATTCGCTGAATAGTTGTTGAACCTGACCTTCCTGTAGCGCATATTAAAACAATCTTATCGTCCATATTATAATTTAGAATTTAGTATTTAAATTATAATTTATTTAATGCAAGTTGTAGTATATGATTCACATGATATTTTAGAACCAACTCTTAAATTCAATTGTTCTATCTGTATTAGAAGCTTGAACTGGATGAGCAATTGGCACGACTAATGTGCTAACATCATCTACATATTTCATATAGCCTTGTGCTTCACTATAAACTTGTTGAATGCAGTAATTTAAAACAATCTTATTAAGCTCAGCAATTTGTTGAGGAATATTATTAGGTTGATTCGCGGCATGTTGTAAAAACACACTTCGCATAATAATTTTAAGTGAATCACAGTCTTGTGGACCAATAACGTATTGACCATTTGAGCGTTGATAAACCCCTGCTCTTATACCATTTTGTAGAATCTGTATATTTTGCTGAGAGAAAAATGCTTGTGATAAAGAAGTAGAATCCCATAATCCTTCAGTTGCATTTCTGTATGTTACACATTGATTTGCTGGAATTTTATCATACATTTGAAATAATGCTGAAGTATTCGGAGATTTAATATTTACACGTCCATTATTTACTTTATTCATTTATATAAAATAAGCAAATAGAAAAAATTATATTTATTTATTTTATATGGAAGCCTTTCAAAAAATTGTTTTATTTGGTGCTATAATTATATTAATTATTGCTTTAGTATTTATTGGAATTGCGTTAAGTTATTCTGTAGATGACCAAGAGTGGCCACCAATGACTCCTGAATGTCCTGATTATTGGGTTATCGATGGGTCCGGAAATAATGCAACTTGTATTAATATGAAAGATTTAGGAACTTGTCAACCAGAGAGTGGAGATAAACATTTAAGAATGAATTTTAATCTTCCTGCATTTACAGGAAGTAATGAATTATGTGCTAAATATACCTGGGCTCAAAAATGTGGTGTTTCTTGGGATGGCATAACTTATGGTGTTGATAATCCGTGTCAAACAAGCTCATCTTAAATAAAATCAATTTGTTGATAAACATTATTAAAACATTATAAATATAATTCAATAAATATATATATAATGAATGTTGTAAAAAAATTTAATACTCTTCCTGACGAAATTATACGTGAAATATTTGATTACATACCCAGACATCGTCTTATTTTTACAAATTCTAAATATTATAATTTATATCATTACTTGCTTAAAAATCACATACCAGTATATGAAAGTTACACACGAGATATGATAAGAAGGGATAATTATTTTGTTTTTGAAAGATTAGTTAGAGAGAATTATGAGAGTTGGATAAAAAATAGACAATATCGATATAAAAATATGGTGTTCAGTAATTACATTTATTTTGTTCTTCATTTTTGCATGGAAAATAATTCGGACAGATGTCGCAATATTTTAATGGACGAATTATCAAAACGTGATTTGTGTAGAAATCTACATAAAAAGAATATTATTAAATATATAAAATGGAACAGTTAAATGTTAATAAAATTCTTAATAGAGAAGAACAAGAAAATACCATAAAATCAATACTCAGAGATTTCGAGGCTAATAAAAATAATTTATTATTTAAAAAAGGTATTTATGTTTATGGAGATCCAGGTACAGGTAAAACCACGTTTATTACAAATATTCTTAAAGAACTCAACTATGATGTCATTAAATATGATGCAGGAGATATAAGAAACACTGCTGTTATTGAAGATATTACTAAGCATAATATGTCTGACAAAAATATTATGAGTTTATTCCATAAGAAGGTTAAAAAAATTGCCATTATTATGGACGAAATTGATGGTATGAACAATGGCGATAAGGGTGGTATTAATTCACTCATCAAACTTATAAGACCAAAAAAAACAAAAAAACAGAAGCTAGAAGAAGTTACAATGAATCCTATTATATGTATCGGCAATTATCGTGTTGACAAGAAAATTAAAGAATTAATGAAGGTTTGTAATACGATTGAATTGAAAACACCCAATCAATTGCAAGTATTAAATATTTGTAATAAATTATTACTTGATATCAATGCTGATATTAAAACAAAAATTATTGCATATACACAAGGAGATTTAAGAAAACTTAATAGTATTTATAATTTATATAAAAATAAACCAGAATGTTTTACATTAGAAACACTTGACAATATTTTTCAAATCAAGTCATATAATGATGATACCAAAAAAATTACAAATAAATTAATTAATCAATATTTTCCTCTATATGAACATAATAATATTATGAATGAAACAGATAGAACAAGCGTAGGACTATTATGGCACGAAAATATTATAGATGTTATTGAAAAAACTGATAAGAAACAATCTATACCATTTTATATATCACAACTTGATAACATTTGTTTTGCAGATTACATAGATAGAATTACATTTCAAAAGCAAATTTGGCAATTTAATGAAATGAGCTCACTAATTAAGACCTTTAAAAATAATAAACAATATCATGAAACTTTTAATAAAAAAACAAAATACAATCCAACTGAAGTTAGATTTACCAAGGTTTTAACAAAATACTCAACTGAATATAATAATTCACTCTTTATACAAAAATTATGTCAGAAGTTAGGTATGGATAAAAAAGATTTATTTGGATTTTTTATTGAACTTAAAAATAATCATGAGGACAGTGAAATTATAACTTTATTAGACAGTTATGATATTAGTAAGCTTGATATTAATCGTATTTATAGATATATAGAAAAATATATAAAAGAAAATGCAGCTGGTACTGCAGATAAAGAAATTGATGAAGGTGAAGAAGATGAAGATAGTGGTGACGCATTAATCTCATAAGTATTTTATTTATTAATAAATTAAATATTTTATTTTGTATTCAAATTTTTTG